CTTTTTTCAATATGAAATACAAGCTAATAAATTACAACATATTTCTAGAAGCCAAAAAAAACGGCGCCCTTTTACAAAATAAGCAAATTAATAATTTAAAAAAAAACCAAGGGTCGCCTCAAAAAAAACCAACCTATATATAAAAACAATCAAAAAAAGTGTATTATATTATAATCAAATGGCTCGAAAACGCAAACAACCCGAGATAACAGACGAGAACGAGATCAAGAAGATCGCGTCCTCTCTGCACAAAAGAAACGTCAAGCTAAAAAAAATAAGCCTAACCGACAAACAGCTAGCTTTATTAAAATTAATATTTGATAAAGAAACAAGTATTGTATTCATAAGTGGGCCTGCTGGCACAAGCAAGACATATGTAGCTATATATGGAGCTTTACAATTATACAATATGAATAATGATCATGGCATCACATATGTACGCACGATCGCAGAAAGTGGCGAAAAAAGCCTTGGCGCACTTCCTGGAGAAATGGCCGAGAAGATTAATCCATACATGATGCCAATGAACGAAAAACTCGACGAGCTTTTGGTTCCTGGCCAGGCCAGCATTTTAAAAGAAAAAGACATCATCAAAGGAATGCCTGTAAATTACCTTCGCGGCGCCAGTTGGATGAACGAAATAGTAATCGCGGACGAATCTCAGAATTTCACATTCAAAGAGCTTACTACTTTAATGACTCGGCTTGGTCGCGGCAGTAAATTGATCATTTGCGGCGATCCAATGCAGAGTGATATTAATGGACGAAGTGGATTTGCAGATATGTATCGTATTTTCGATGATGAACAAAGTAAAGAACAAGGAATTCACACATTTCATTTCGGAGCAGAAGATATCATGAGAAGTGAGATATTAAAATTTGTAATAACAAAAATCCAAAATAAAAAATAAAATGCACACGCGATTACCCACAATAGAAATAAACGAAACAATGAATTCTTTGAGTCAAGTAATTGACTGGGGACTTCGCGAATCAAATGTTCCAGAAACCTGGAAGATTACTCAAGGCGAGGGAGTCACTATCATGGTTATTGATACTGGCTTTCCAGATCATATTGATATTGGCGATAATGCGATTCGTGGAAAAAATTTCATTCCAAACGAACCTTTGGAAGACGAAAACGGTCATCAAAGCCACTGTGTTGGTATAATTTGCGGAAAGAACAACGGAATTGGCATGGTTGGCGTTGCTCCAAAAGCTAAAGTTATTTGCACAAAAGCTTTGGGTAAATCTGGCGGAGGAAATTATGATGGACTTGCAAAAGCTCTTGATCATGCAATACAGATCAAACCTGATATTGTATCTATGAGTTTGGGCGGAAATGCTCCATCGCCAATTTTACATGCAAAGATAAAAAAATTATATGAAATGAATATTCCTGTTGTTTGCGCTGCAGGAAATACTGGCGAAGGCGGAGTTAATTGGCCTGCCGCATTTGACGAAACAATTGCCGTTGCCGCGCACGATAAATTTGGAAAGGTTGCCAATTTCTCTTCTCGCGGAGAAAAAGTGGAATGGGCAGCCCCGGGAGTAAATATATATAGTACATTTTTAAACAATTCATATGCAAGCTTGAATGGAACATCAATGGCTTGTCCATTTTTAGTTGGAGTAATTGCATTGATGATATCAAAGCATAAAAAACAAGAAAAAACAGAAAATAAAAACGACTGCAAAACTGTAGCTCAAATAAGAGAACATTTATTAAAATATACAAAGGATCGCGGAAAAGATGGTCGCGACACAGATTGGGGCTACGGAGTTATTGATGTTGAAAAATTAATTGGCGAGCCTGAGCCCAAACCCGAGCCTGAGCCCGAACCCGAACCCGAGCCTGAGCCCGAACCTGAGCCCGAACCCGAGCCTGAACCCGAGCCTGAACCAGAACCTAAACCCGAGCCTAAACCCGAACCCAAAACCAAAAAGAAACTTTTGCGTTATTTGCCTTGGGCCGCTTTAGGGTTGGTTATTATTTATGCAATATATCTCTCACTCTCCACCTCCCCTTAAGTAGTTTAACTAAAATAAAAAGCTCGAGCAAAAAGTCAAGACTCTCAAAAAATAAAAAAACGTGTAATCCTTTCAGATGGCAAATCATATATATACAATAGAAATCGGCAACGCCCGAACTCATTATCTTTGGCGCAGCGGTTACCTTCAAACCGTTGGTGGAATACGAGTCGAAAATGAGCCGATTTATTTGGGAGAAAATCCAGAAATAATAATTCCCGCAGGAGATACAATAGCGATATATGAATATCGTTCTATGGTATCTTTTACGAACGAGGAATTAGGAGCAGTACCGACAATAGCATCTATAACCAAGGCATTTTCAATTATGCTTAATCGAGCTGTAGACCCTGCTGGTTTGCAACATTATACCCAGCCCTCTTATACAAATCTTCAAAGCGTTATAGTAGAAATAGGCTTTAGTGATGAATACCGCTTGATTACACCTCGAGTGTACGGTTATCCAATGCAGTTGAATAATTTAGATGGAACGATTGTTGCAAGAATGGATGATTATGAAAATTATATTAACTCGCAACCCGATCTATTAGATTATTACAATAACCCCGCAAATAATTGGGGTTATGATTGGGGTGCTGCCGTCGAACCTGTACAAAGCAGAAGCAAGGCGGAATTTGGCGAATCTCATTTTGCAGTAGCTGGATCTTTGTACGGTAACACGTTATTGAGTTACACGTCTAACGAAGCTAAATCAGTGAGTTACCAGCCTTCAAATGGGCTATTTTTACAAGGAACCAATATAATTTCTATTGTCGATTCAGCTTCTAATACTTTATCAAGTCGACAAACTTCAATCGAGCAAATAAGATCCAAGATGAACGAAGTTATCAATCAAGGCAATCAATCGGTTTCGATCGGAACAGAGCCTACAGATCCAAAATCTGGTGATACATGGTTTGACGGAAATTCTCTCAAGATATATATCGGGTTAGAATTATCAACAGAAGATGGAAACAGTACAATTTCCACAGAAGACGGTTTTCAGGATTTAGATTTAGAACTTGCAAGTCCTTGGTTGGAACTTGGTGGCTCAATAAGTTCAAGCAGTACGGAATCTCTTGCGCCAACAGCATCTATTGTGCCTTATGCGGGCTCATCTGCTCCGACTGGATATCTACTATGCGATGGTGCAGCCAAGAGCAGAACTACTTACGCAACTCTTTACGCCGCACTTGGTGGAGCAGATTCCCCTTATGGCCAAGGAGATGGTTCTACCACTTTCAATATCCCCGACCTTCAAGGCCGAGTAATTGCTGGGCATGGCGGGACTTTATTAAGTGGATCAGCGGATGCAATTGGCGCTACAAATGCCCATAGCACAAAAACGCATACCCTCAGTATTGCAGAAATGCCGGCTCACGATCACACATATAATCGAACAACTAATGTGACCGCTGGAGGTCCAGCGGCCATCGAGGATGGTCCAGTTGTAGGGGCAGCCACATCTAGCTCAACAGGGGGAGGCGGAGCGCACAACAATGTCCAGCCGACCATCATTTTAAATTACATAATAAAGACTTAATATAGACACATACTCATACAGAAATACTTTTCAAAACAATTAAAAGGCATAATCACAAATATATAATCAAAGTGTAACAATAATCATGGGAACAAAAATATCAGATCTAACTCCAAATTCAAATCCAAATAAGGATTCTGAAATAGTCATCGCTCATAATGGGCAAAATGCAAAAGTAAAATTATCAGAGTTGTCTGATATCGTAGCTCCTGTGCAAGCAGGTGGAGGGTTGAGTAAAAATTCAGAAGGAGCTTTAAGAGTCTCTTCCGAAGCAGCGTTTTTTGTTTTGCTTGTTAACAGTAATGGAACAGCGTACGAAAATACACAAGACATGACTTACACTCCTGGCGTTTTTCATGCGAGCTGGCAAATTGCAGATTTAAAATTTGTTACCGTACGGGACGCAATGCACTTCTCACAAAACAATTTTCCGTCGGGAGTTACCGTAAGGATAGTTATGGAAACAGATATTACTGAAACAAGAAGCGTATCTGTCAATCATTATAATATGATTGAGTTTTCTTGCAACATTCACGTTTATGGAAATACATGGCATGGATTATATGGAATTTCTCATGCAGATGCATTTACCGCTCAAAATGTAGGATCAAGACGTACACTTACAATATCTGGTCAAAATACGCAATTTAATAACATGATTCTTTGGAACTCCGGCAGCGGAACTCTCGGCTTTGTCTTTATGAACTTTGACATTCAAGATATGAATCATAATGGGTATACTTTCGGAGTATTTCGAGCTGAGCTAACGGGATATACAGTTTTTGCTGGAGTCAAAGTTAAGATTAGCGGCTCAAGTACTTTTAAAATACCTAGAATTATAGAATGTAGAGATAATGGAACCTCAACAATTAGAGTTCCTTCTGCTCCGGGAGCAGGCGATACGCTTATCGGTAAGGAGGTTGCGGATCCGCTACTTCAAGGCTTCGGGTTAAATGCTCTTGAATTGGATCTTGCAAGTTATGCGGGAGGATTCGGAAGGATTTGTGATGTAGTTACGGGAAGTCTACGTATCAATGAATATAATGCACATATGTATGGAGTGGGAGCGGAAAAATATACCTTTAATGCCAATATTTGTTTTACAACAGACGCACAACTACATGGGTCTGCAGTGGTGGTAGAACAAAATTCTCTTTTTGAAGCTAATGGTCCATGTTTTACAAAAGCTAGCGGAGTAACAATCTATAGCAACTTCGCCGCGATTGATCCTAGCCAATATGCATCTATTAAATTTTCCGATCCTCTAGATTGGGGAGACAATGAAAATGTGACTACAGGAAGTGTTTCGTCTGCAGGAGTTCCTGGAAACGCCTTATACGATACAGAGGCAGTTGCGATTGCTGATTATGTTCAAGTAGGATCTTTTGTTAATACTTTGTCAATAGCAACCCCTTCAACTAAATAATAATTATGAACGAAAATTTACCGCTTATATCTCCGCAATTCAAATCTTCTAGTTTTAAATACACCGCGCTGCGCTTTTCAGATGATTCTGAATTGATTTGCATTTTTTCTGTTTATGAAAATAAAGAAATTACTAAAGATGATTCCGACTGGGAAAAAGCTTTAGAATATGTTACAGCTACGCAATTGACTCCAAAATTAGACGCCGAAGAATAAAACATTTTTTCGTGTAATTTATTTTACATGAAATTGATTATAGAATCTTGCTTGACCGAACCTCCAAGCGAAATCTCTTGTTTTCGCGATGTTACATTATTTGCCCGAACATACAAGTTCGAGGATGTGCTTCTAGAATGCCCGCCAGGTACCCGTAGCATGTATTGGAACTGGCTCAAGGGGTTTGGTGCCCACGACTTTATAAGTTATTTAATAATAGATACAGAACAAGAATCTGGATTTACTTTAAAAACAGATAAAGCTGCAGATATTTCAGTAGATAGAATAACATGCTGTAATTTAAATTACATTATAAGTAAATTAAAATAAAAAACCAACGGCAAATTAATCACCGTTGGTCTTTATGAAATATAAATTTTTAAAAACCTACTCTGATTTCGCGCTTTCTTGTTTCTGATTTTCTGTAGGATTTTTGATATCATTAAGAAGTTTATCAAAATCTTCAGTTGGCATTTGTTCAATCGTATTATTTGCTTGAACCATAGCTTGGCTTTGAACCGCCTGAATTAATGTTCCTAATGATACGGTACTTAAAGCTTCTGCCAAATTCGCTTTATCAAGAAATTGATTAGCTATAGCAGTTGCTACTATGTCGTGGTCTGCTTTTTGCTCGGCAGTTAATTCCTTACTCTCTGTTGAGTCTGCGTTTTTTTCTTCAGTTTGTTCTGGTTTTTCTAATGTTGCATCTGTCATATGTATATATTATAATTTAATTTTAAAATTTAAAGTAATTTCGCGGCGAATTATATGTTTTTTCATTAATAGGTTCATTGTTATATTCTTGCAATGCTATTTGCATGATTATAGTTTGATGTATTAATTGTTTATCTTGTTTTATTATTAATTCTTGCTGACGTTGAATGATTTCTCTTTGATTCCACGCAAACCATCCTACGAATACCAATAACACCAAAACACTAATAAAGCTTAACCTCTCACTCACACAGCATAATAAAATGATTTTTAGATAATTCAATATATTGTATGTATATATATCAATAAAAGAAATAGAATATAAAACAATAGTAGTTTATTATATAATAAGATGCAGAAAATATCTGCAGAAATAATTTATTAATTTAAAATAGTGTATAATTAAGTATGTCAAACAAGCAAGTACATGAACTCGGTAAACTCTCAAAAGCTGACTTTCTACCTACAGTCGATAACTTTTTGATTCAAAAAGCTTCTGGAGGAACTTATCGAGCGAAATTTTTTGACTTGATAAATTCCCCCTCGGCCAACCTGCCAGGAACCAGAGCTTGGTCTTGGAACTGGCTTGCTGAGCCTGAATATTTGATTCCGTACAACATGATCCACCAGAAGCTGTCAGGACTAACAGGGAACCCTCTAATTAAAGACTTTAAAGTTTCTTGGTCTCAAAAAGTCGTTGGTAGCGGAAAAACTACTTCGAGCGTACCGGTTATTGCTCGCAGCATATTAATGTCCGCGTACGCAAGAAATTGCGAAGTCTCTCTTGCTCGAGCAAGAAGCTCTGAGGTTATTTGCGACAGAGCAGGTAGAGTTTTAGATTCAAAAGATTGGGGTTGGAATTACTTTCTTTTAGGAGAATACGACGTTGGCGACTCTCGAGCTTCTGGGCACTGCTCTGAGTCTTTATTTATTGTAGAGCATGTAGGCAAACCAGCTTCTGTTAAGCATGGTATTGACGACATTAATCTGGAAGAAGGAACTTTTATTACCTTCAAAACTAGTACTCCAACTTACCCCTGCTATTTTAAAGGTGCGTCTCCCCCAAGGAGGAATGATGGTGGTTGGGGTCAAGTTTCGCGGAACATCCCGGGATTGGGCCTTACTGCCAAAACAGCCGCTTCACAAATACCTAACGGCGTAATCCCCGCAACGATAAGCGATAGCGATGCCAACCGCAATAGAGTTGCATCTTCTGAACTGTTTTATGTTAAAATGCATGCCTGGGCTTGATATGAAAATAGATAATTTAGACAAGATATTGAGCGTGAATGATTTAGAGCCAGACAAAGATCGAATATTAATCGAGAAAAATGGATCAACTCACTATACAACCTTGTATGATATTCAAGAAATTCTTAATACTCGGGATCGACCAAGCGCAAAAACTGCGTGGAATTTTATACCAAAAACCTACCTTCAAGAAGCGCTAATTCAAGACGTAACTATAAGTAGCGGCAAGCAAGCCACCGTCAATAACGAAAGAATATTGTCTGCCGCAAACCCTCTCACAATGGACAACAATACCCAAACAATTCGGGTTAAAATTGCGGGCATTTCAGACGGTTCTTTATATATTCCGAGCGGTGTCCGAAGAGTTCTTGTTAAAGCTGTTGGTCAAGGGCTTGCGTTTTCTTCAAGATTCAGAACTTCCGGGGAAGTAGTGACCCCTTTGCTAAATGAAAAAAGTGTGGCAATTTTTCCTTTAGAGAACATTCAAGACGTGGTCGTGCGTAATGATGCAACACCTCGATTGTTCAATAATGCACCGAATGATCCTGGGAACTATTATGTGACTCAGTTGCCAATGCATCAAAGCGACAAAGAAACTACCAGCGCAATTCTGACATATATATTTATCGGGAGGACAGCGCTCACAACCAACGAGTGGCTAAGAAAAATGACAGATAGAAATGCTGAGTTGGGTCCATTATCTTTTCCTCGCGACCGTATTCCAAGCAATAAAAATCAAAATAATATTGATCCAATTGATCAGGTAACATTTTCTCTTGCAAAAAGGCCCGACGCTTCAGTAAGTGAATTAACTTCTTTTCAGATTTTAGCTTATTCTAATTTCGGATAAAAATTCTCGCAACTCAATAAAAAAATGAAAACAAAAAGCATTGGTACTTTACCTCGCCTCGCGCCGGAAGATTTTGCGCCCGACCAGGATTTAATTCTGATACAAAAAGCTGACTCTAATCAACTCAAGGTGATTGATTTTAATTTATTACTTGCTGCTGCAAGCTTTTATTATGTTGGAGAGTTAAATGAGTGGAATAAAGTTGTACCAAGCAATTTATATTATAAAACCTACAGATTCACCGATTATGGATTGGATTCAGACCTTGATACTCCAGAAGCTGTAGACGAATATATCTATATAGACGTCCAGGTCGCAGATTTAGATATAGGTCAAAAGCGCATACCTTCAGAAGCAAAAAACATTATAATTCTTATAGATCATTCTGAAGGAGTTGAGTATCTTGACGAAAGAGGTTGGAATAAACTAGAAAGCGGCCAGAAGAATTTTGTATTTGAGAATATGCAATATCCTCGATTAAACTCATTTAAATTTAACGACACTTCTGTAGCCAACAAGATACCGCACTCTAATGGCAGTATTTTTCTGACTCCAGATAACCACGCAGCATTTAGATGTACAGCAAACGTTGTTGATCAATTAGGTTTCCAGATTTATGCGTGGGCTTATTGATTTTTAAATTCTTGACGTGATGGTTTAGATTTGATATAATATCCATTATGAAATATTGGATATTATTGTTAAGTACTGTATCGGGTTTAATTGGTAACGATTATAAATTTATTTTTAATTCTGGCATGCCTGAAAATAGGTGTGATATTGTTTTTTTAGTGAAAACAGAGGAGGTAATAAATGCCGAGAAAAAAGTGGGTGACATTTGGAAGGATACTTGTTCGGTTTATCCGTTATTTAAAAGATATAAAAATTTCTTCAATGTGCATCTTGTAAAGTCTTCCGAACTGTTTGATGATTTACCTAAAACCAATATGTCTAAATGGTGGAATAATGACATTTTAATGGCACGATACTTTGCAGACTTAAATGCATCGTTTTCTGGTCGAGATATTGGAGTTTTATTAAGAGAAAATATTGAAAGCTTAAAAGGGTCATACCAAGGTGGCGCATATGCAGCAGCAAGACTTTGTTTTATTAAGGAATATACAAGCTCAACATTCAGATTGTTTGCTCATGAAATGGGGCACACGCTGGGACATTTATCTGATGAATACGCGATGAGATACAATTATACAGGTCGATACCCTGCAAACATTATCCTTAAAGAGGATTCCGATATTTTTACGGGGCGCGAAGGCAGGTTCACTTTTAGCATGAACAAGTGGGTTCGCTGGCAGGGCTATGTTGATCCAATAAGTAAAATAGCAATTGATGGCCCGCATATGCAATACAAAGGTAAAGACTACCCAGGGTCTAGTTTATATTATAGACCATCCTCTCACAATACAATCATGAACAATCAAAATGTACAAAATGCTTTTTATGATGCAGTAGCAAGAGAACATATGATATTATCTATTTATGATTTTTGCAAAGTTATTGATTCAGCTTCTGATAATAATATCACAGTTAATGGCTCTGATATTCTTGAAGTTAATGTTATAGATGAAGATATTATTGATGTTGTTTGGGAGTTGAATGGAGAGCCTATATCAAATAAAAAATACTTAATTTTAAAAGATTTAAATTTGAGCAAAGATTCTAATTTAACTTTAACTGCTTGGGACACTGCTTTAAATACTGATTACAAAACTGACGATCGTGGGGGTTGGGTAAGAAAAGACTCTGAAAATAAATTAATCCAAACAATAGAATATAAATTTGATCCAGCCTCCGAAGTCAAGAAATGGTATGAATGCATGCCAATCGTTCGAGGTGAATGGCGCAAGTCTTGTTGGTTTGGACACTTTATGGCGCTGGACAATGGATGGGTATACCACGAGACATTAAAATGGGTATACGGGGCTGCTTCGGGATCTGGTGTCTGGTTCTTTATTGCCGACGAAGGCTGGCTATGGACATCTCCAGAGCTATTTCCGTATTTTTATTCAAATAACGAACGAAAATGGTTAATGTTCAATTAACTCTTTTTACTTTTTATTCTTTTTATTTCAGCTGGTAATATTTTAATTACTTTATCTGTTTTATTTTCCATCATCAATTCTGCCGGAGTAGACCCATTCAGTTTAGCGTTTTCTGATTTTAACCAGCATGTTGATTGATAAGAGTTTAAGTTTTTGCTTAGCATTTCTAGAATAGATTTTTGTGACATTACTATATTATACACTGATTAAGGGGTTTTTATATTAATCTCGTGTGTATATTACTGTATGGGCCCTATTATAAATACAGTTATTGGAGCAGGTATAAAGCTCGTTTGCAACCTAATTAACTCTTGGTTGGAACAAAAAAGGCAAGATCAGTTAGCTTTGGCCGCAAGAGACGATAAAATGTTGGCGGCATTGATCGCTGGCCAAGATAAAAATTCTAGCGATTCTTTTGTAAAGGTCACTCGAAGAATATTGTTTATGAGTATAACTTTTACGATGTGTTTTTTGATGATATATTATGCGATGAATCCTCACATAACTTATAATTTAATTGTTCCAAAGGGAGACGGAGCAAAATGGGGTTTCTTCAGTTGGGTTTTTGGGGGCAAAGATTGGGAGATGGTTCAGATGACTGGAGGTTTGATGCTTGCATCTTTTATGGATTTATGCTTTATGGTTGTAGGTTTTTACGCAATACCAAGCAAGCGCAGATGAGATTTTTATTATTATTTGTTTTTTTCTTGCAGTCCTGCTCAAGCAAGTTTGTTAAAAAAAATGAAAAAGCAGAAATTTTTAATTCTCCAAATCAAAATTATGATGTATTTAATGTCGTGAATAAACCTGAAACTTACGACTCTGTGAATCCATTAATTTGGTTTGGAGCGATAATTTTGCTTGTAATATCTTGCTCTGTGTTACCCGCAATGCTAAAAAAATGAGTTTCGGACTGGATGTTATTGTTGGCTTAACTGGTTTAATTTCTGCGGCGACCGGTATTTTTGGCATGTGGCTTAAGATTAAAATGGACGAAAAGAAAGGTAAGCAATTAAACTATGACCCCTCCATGCATGGAAATGTAATTACCGCATTAGAATTCATCCTAAGCGAAACCGAAGCTGATAGGGTTTCAATTTTAGAATTTCATAATGGAGAGCACTACTTTTCAGGAAGAAGTCAGCAAAAATTTAGTTGCACATACGAAGCTGTAAGCGAAGGAATAAGCGTTGAGAGTAGCAAGCTTCAAAATATTAGAATATCCAACTTTCATTGTTTGGTAAAATCTATCATAAAGGAAGAAACCTTTATTTGCAATGATATTGATTTATATCAAGATGATTTAGGATTCAAGTCCTTCTTGCAGGGAAAGGGTATACAAAGTTTTTTTGCAAGACCGGTTAAAACTTTGAATGGTAAAATTATAGGAGTAGTCTGTTTGGAGTACGTAAAATCAAAAAGAAAATGGAGCGAAGACGTTGAACAATTCACAAGAAAACAAGCTCGACTGGTTAGTGGGTATTTGATATAATTTTTTTTAAGGTTATAATGTATTATTATGGCCTTTTCTTATTGTCCTCATTGTGGTTTTAAAAATATGTATTCCACTCAGCCGCCGAAATTTTGTGGCGGCTGCGGAGAAACCTTAAACATATCATCCGCGTTAAAACAAAAACCTGCGGGCGAGCGAATGGTGAGCTCAAGCTCAAGAGCCTCTATTCAACGAGAAGTTCATGACCCTGACGGAACGGATGTGTATCAAGTGCCAAACATTTCTAAATTATCGTACTCAATAGAGAGAGATAGAAATAAGTTTAATTTAAAAGATCTCATACCTCTTGGAGAGGTCGAGAAAATACAGGAAGAAGCTAAAGCTCAAACAAAAAAATCAAAGAATCGTGGCAGACCCAAAAAAAACTAACTTTTCTTACGAAGATAAATCTCAAGAAATAAACGTTGAGATAAAGAAAAGAAGAGGTAAGTGGTTTTTAGACTCGTTGGCTTGGTTTGATTTCGAAGATGTCGAGCAAATAATTAAGGCTCACATATTTAAAAAATGGGACCAATGGGATCAAAGCAGATCTTTGAAGCCTTGGGTTAATAAGATCGTCACGAATCAAATGAAAAACATCTTGCGCAATAATTATAGCAATTTCGTTAGGCCTTGCTTAAACTGCCCCTTTAATCAATCTTGCGCTATGAAAGATGGAGGGGAATCTTCTTTATGTGGGTTTACGAAAACCGGACTTCAAGATTCATCATGCCCATTATACGCAAAATGGGAAAGAACTAAAAAGCCCGCATACGGAATAAAAATGGCACTAGCTTTAGAGAATCATAGTCTCGAAGTTGGGTCTATGGAGGATCATAATTTTAATATTGTTGACGCTTACGAGAAGCTTAACGAACACATGAAAAAGCAGCTTTCTGCAAAACAATTTCAAGTGTACGATTTGTTATTCATTCAACATATTGATGAAGAAGAGGTCGCGAGAGAAATGGGTTACAAGACTTCTGAAAAAGGAAGGAAGGCTGGCTACAAGCAGATCAAAAATCTGAAAAAAGTATTCAAACAGAAGGCTCAAGAAATTCTCAAAACAGAAGATATAATCGCAGTAAAAGCTGTACCGCCATGGGCTTAAACGATTCGCAGAAAGAAATCATCCTCCAGAATGCCGATAAGATTCTGGATTTAACAGAGTTGACGAGGTTGGCATTTCCGGACGCAGAAAAAGTCGATGGAAGAAGCAAGCAAGGGAGAGCTGTTCGGAATTTTCTAGTAAGTAGCAAGATAGAGTACGAAACAAAGCATATTTATCCAAAAGATGATATTGAGTTGACCGCTGATCAAAAAGATTTTATAGAGCAATCAATATCTGATGGAATGAATTGTTCTCAAGTGGCCGCCGTAATGTTCCCGTCTGAGAGGATAACTCATAATTGTAAGGAATATATGGCGGTGCTAAGCTATGTTGATAGTTCGGATATTATAACCACTCCCCCGTCAGAGAACGCTGTTAATAGAAAATATTCTCCACCAAAAGCTTCAAGCAAAATAATAAAAAAGATAAACGACTACGCTCAGACGAAAATTAACGAAGAAAAGCTAACCATGCAAGAGCGAAGGGGTGTAGAATCTCTTGGAGCCTTCCTAGCTTCCCCTCGGTTCTTGCAGGTTATTAATACTTACGATAGTCAAGATGATAGAGACCTATTTGAAGCTGAATTTGTTAGAGCCACTTGGGACAAGCCTGACTTGACTAGTGACGAGATTAATTTATATATTAATGTTTGCATGGACTATATTCATTTAAAGATTATTCAAAGCGCAATTAACAAATTAAATAAAATGTTTGATGAAGCAGAAGATCAACAAGATTTAACTGTGAGGTTGGCGGAGTTACTTAAAACTAAAAGCGAAGAATATAATCAGTGCGAAAAAAGAATGGAATCCCTTATTCAAAAACTACAGGGCGACAGATCCAAAAGAATTTCTTCAAAACAGCAGCAAAACGCAAGCATTCTATCTTTAGTTCAATTATTTCAAGAGGAAGAAGAGAGAGAGGTCATGATTAAGATCGCAGAACTCCAAAAGAAGGCTGCAAGAGGGGAAGCTTCTCGTCTAGAATCTATGCCCGACTGGAAAGCAAGAGTTCTTGGAATTTCTAAAGAAGATGTTATCTAACAAAAAAATCTTCAAGAATCAATATTTCTCCGCAGGTATTGAAGAGGACGGCGAATTAAGATTTACTGGCAAAAACGCCTTAGGCTTTGCTTGGAGACCTGGTCAAGACCAGTTTGACTTATTAATAGATTCCTGCACGATTGATGGGCAGGGAGTTGCAGAAGGCTTGAAATTATCTTTTTGTAGCAACGTGATCGTATCGAATTCAATTATTATTGGAGGCTATGAAGATTGCGTGGACATCGTGCGCGGAGATGGTATACTTTTCGACAATTGCACTTTTTTTGCTGGAGAAAGAACTAGTCAGCATGTTACCATCAAAGGCGGAGCAAAGCAAATAACCTTTAACAGCTGTAAGTTTGTTAATTCGTTTAGAAATTGGTGGGATGGGGCATGCATTGATTTAGGAAACTGGACAGATTACGATGATGTGCACAGGCCAAAAGTTAGGGACGTTAAGATTATCAACTGCTCCATGAAAGAAGTTGAGCACCCTATACTTTACAGAAGGCTGTATTCTGAAACCCCTCAGGTGAAAAATTCTCCAGGACTAAGGTTTAACGCTCCAGAAATATTTGTTAAGTTATTTTGGTATGGACAAAGAAAAGGCTTATTCGGAAAAAGACGAAGGTTTACCAAAGAATGGTTGAAAGTTTATAATCATGAGTTATGAATAAATGCAAGATATGTCTTGAGGATTTTGAGAGCGATAAAAAGTTGCACATGCATTTGCGCTCTCATAAAATAACGCTCGCAGAATACTATGTAAAGTATTATCCAAGATATAATTTATATAGTGGAGATTTATTGCCTTTTAAGAATAAAGATGATTATTTTAGTCGAGATTTTTTTAATAGAGATCAGTTGTTAAGGTGGTGCGAAGAAAACGAACCCAAGCAAGTAAAACAATACATATTAAAACTTTTAAAAGACAGAATTGAGAGAAAAGAGTTGCTCAAAGGCCCTTCTCATTTAGAATTAATTAATAATGAAATGCCAACTATAGACTTGTATCAAAAACATTTTGGATCTTATACTTATGCGTGCAACGAAGCAGGTGTTGAGCCCTTGTTTAATTCTAGGTTACCAAAAGAGTGGAATGCGGAAGTGGATCCTATGATGAAAATATTTATCGACACAAGAGAGCAGAAACCTTTAGAGTTTCCGAATTCAGAACCTCTCAAGTTAGACTTTGGTGATTATGCTGTTGGCGAAGAATTTTACGACTATACTTATGTAGATAGAAAAGGCGAACAAGACTTTAAGTCCACTTTGAGTAAAAATAATTATGATCGCTTTAAGTACGAATTGACTCGGGCTAGAGATTTTGATAGTTATTTATTTATCGTCACAGAAAATGACATACGAAGCATTCAGCATAATAATAAAAGGGGTGCTCACATTTCAAATATGAAATATATATACCACAATATGAGAGTTCTCTCTCATCAGTTCGCAGGGGCTTGTCAATTTATTTTTACAAGCAGTAGACAAGAGTCTGAAAGATTAATACCTAAGATCTTAACGCTCGGGAAGAAATTGTGGAACGTTGATCTGCAATATTATCTCGATAACAAATTAATATAATGACTTGGGAAGCAGGAAATCAATTATCTCGGAATCAGCATAACGACTTTAATCAGAAACTTTCTGAGGTTAAAGGGTTTATTGAGGAGAAGGAGGCTAAACTATTATTGTATCAATTTCTAAGAGAAAATATAACTTTTACCGCAGACCTGGTTAGCGGAGTTCAACTTTTTCCATTTCAACATATGGCCATCAAGTCTATGTTTGCTACCGATTATTTCATGGGCGTCTGGAGTCGAGGAATGAGCAAGTCTTTTACAACTGCAATTTACGCATATCTTGACGCGATACTGAATCAGGGTGTTGAGATAGGTATATTGTCCAAGTCATTTCGTCAGGCAAAAATGATTTTTAAAAAAATAGAGGATATTGCCGCAAAGCCTGGAGCCACTTATCTGCAACAATGCATAACTCACAAATCAAAAAGTAATGACGAATGGCTCCTCGAGATTGGAAGTTCTCGGATACGAGCGTTGCCATTAGGGGACGGAGAAAAGCTTCGAGGGTTTCGTTTTCATAGGATTATCATTGATGAGTTTGCTTTAATGCCTGAACGTATTTATAATGAGGTTATTATCCCGTTCTTGAGTGTTGTTGAGAACCCGACTCAGAGAGAGGCCCTTTATAACCTAGAGACCCAATCAATTAAGAAGGGAGAGATGGCTGAAGACGATCGTCATCTTTGGCCAAATAATAAGTTGATAGCTCTCTCTTCTGCGAGTTACAAATTTGAATATATGTATAAAGCTTATGAGCAATTCGAGCAATTAATTCATACTGGCAGCAAGAAGCATTCTGACGCTAATCGTGTGATAATGCAATTTAGTTATGACTGCGCTCCCAAGCAACTTTATGACAAAAATCTATTAGAGCAGGCTAAATCAACAATGAGCCAGAGTCAGTTTGATCGAGAATTTGGTTCTATTTTTACAGATGATAGTAGCGGGTATTTCAAGACTTCTAAGATGGCCTCGTGCACTCTTGAGGATGGAGCAACACCAAATATAGAAGTTAAAGGGGAAATTGGTGAAAAATATATTCTCGCGTTCGATCCTAGTTGGGCAGAAAGCGAAAGTAGTGATGATTTCGCAATGATGGTTCTAAAATTGGAGGACAAGAAGAAAATCGGGACGGTTGTTCATAGTTATGCTTTATCGGGAACAAATTTAAAACAGCATATATTTTATTTTTATTATTTACTCACTCATTTTAATATTGTATCTATAGTTGGAGATTATAATGGAGGAGTTCAATTTATAAGCGCATGCAACGAGAGCAGTTTATTTAAGACTAACAAATTAAATATAAAATGCATAAATACAAACTTTGATGATATAGAAAATTATCAAAAGAAATTACTAGAAGGGCAAAGAGAGTATAATCTTGAGGACAAGACTATTTGTTATTTGCGAAAACCTAGTAGCCAGTGGATACGAGTTGCTAACGAATTACTGCAAGCAAATTTTGACCACAATAGAATATACTTTGCATCCCGCGCTATTGATGATGCCTATAACGAACAGCGAAAGAAAAAAATACCAATTAAGGATCTAAAATTCCTGAGAACCTCTCAGAGTTTAGATAAGCAAACCGATGCGGCGAAAATGATTGATTTCGTAGAGCATCAGTTTGATATGATGAATTTAATCAAGACTCAGTGTTCTCTAATCCAGATTTCTACATCCGCAGGTGGTACGCAAACTTTTGATCTTCCCCCAAGCTTAAAAAGGCAAACTGGCCCAGAGAAAGCGAGGAAAGATAGTTATTCCGCTCTGGTACTTGGAAATTGGATGATAAAATTGTATTATGATATGATGAATATCAAGGCCGCAAGCGTGAATTACACTTTTACTCCCATGTTTATAAACTAGGTGTACTTTTTTATTAATGGATAATCAATATAAATATACAGCCACTTTTGATAGCGTAGTCTTTGCTTCCAGTGATATCGAGGAATCAAACATCAGCAAGGCTTCGCTCGAGTCCTTACGGCCTTTAATACCTAAAGATATAGACTTAGATAGGAATATAGATTTATTAGGTGTTGCGTTCAACGCGGCAGTCGTAAACAAATTTAATAAGAATGGCGATGGAATCAACAGTGAATCTGCAGTAGCAATAAAGGATTACTTTGTGCACAAACCGACAAACATAGAGCACGATAGAGATAATATTGTTGGACACATTGTTTCTGCTGGTTTCTCGAGATACGGTAGCAATTCAGAATTAATGAGTGACGACGAAGCTTTGGTTGAAGAGGGGTCGTACAATATTTCATTAGCTGCAGTAATTTATAAAACAGCAAGTAAAGAGTTTTCTGATCTTGTTGTAAATTCCACAGATGCAGATAGCGATTACTTTGAAACCGTTTCTGCTAGCTGGGAGGTTGGATTTAATGATTATGTAATTTCTGTCGGAGGCGATGATCTCCATGAGTCTTCTATTATTTCTGATCCAGAAGAAATGAAAGCTTATTCTCCTTATTTAAAATCTCTAGGAGGCAAGGGCGCCTTGCAGGACGGCCGCAAGATTAATAGATTAATTATTGGAGATATTTACCCTTTAGGTATTGGATTCACTTCTAACCCTGCTGCAGACGTAAAAGGTATTATTGCAGAACGTGAGAGTTCTCCAGAGAACGAAAACACGAGCAGAGAACCTATAAATAAAATTATAACAAAAAGTAAAAAAACTTCCCATTCCACTTTAGAAAATGTAACAATCAAAGAATCAACTAATATTATGGACAAAGATCAAATTATAAATGAATTCCGAGCAGCTTTAGATGAAAAGCTTGGCAAACAAGATTTCTCTGAGGAGGCTGTCGCAAGCATTTCCAAAGTTTTTATCGAAGCTATTCGCGAAAAAGGCGAAAAGTATGTTGCTGACCTTGACAAAGCAAAGGCTGAAAAAGAAGAAGCTGTTCTGGCTCAAAGTTCCCTACAAGAAAAAATGTCAGAAGTTGAAAACCAATTGAAATCCACTCAACAAAAATTATCAGTACTTGAAGAAGAAAACGCTAATCGTGAAGCGGAAATTAGATTCAACTCAAGAATGGAATCGTTGAACGAGATTTACGAATTAGATTCTGAGGATTCAAAAATTCTCGCTTCCGAATTAACTTCTATTGATGAAACAGAAGAGGGTTTTGCAGCATACCAAGAAAAGCTCGCAAAAATCTGGAAGCATAAAAATAAAGACTTTATCGCTGAAGAGAAAAAAGCTTTTGAGGACAGAGTTTCTCAAGAAGTTTCAAAGCGACTAACTGAAAGTGTTGAAGCTTCCAGTGAAACAAAAAAAGAAGCAGAAGTTGCTCAAGCGTCAGAAACTCAAGAAGTTGAGATTGCTGATCAATTAGAAGAAGCTCTTGAAGCTATCGAAGTTGAAGACGCTGCTTTGGTAAATAATAACGAAAGCTCATCAGAGGGATCTTCTCTCAAAGAGCGCTTCGCGAAGACTTTTAAGGAGTCTGTTAAAATTTCATACTAACATATAGAAGAAAAAAATTATGGCAAAAAGAATACTACCATACCGAGACTACAGTGAACACGATGTTGTTAACTTATTCGCTCTTGAAGTAACTGGAGAAACCCTTGCGGATTTCAAGAGTAACGGCTCAGGCGACTTTGATGCAGGCGTTGTTGTAGCTGTAAGTGCGGGAGCTCTACCTGGTGAGGTTTCCGAATTGCGCGCAACTACTCCAGATAATCTTCGTGATTATTTGGGTGCAAGTTTTAGTGGCGCTCATATTGGATTCAACGGATACCCCGCTAATACAGGTATGACCGTAGCTCCAGCTGATGGCTCCGCGAGAGCGCTTGGAATCACTTTACGTGAAACCTTAGCGTTCGATGAGAACGGAGAAAAGATGATATCCTACAAACAAAAACTAGATGAAGCGCAAGGCGTTCTTCCTGGACAAACAGTTCCTGTTTTATCCAAGGGACTCGTTCTTTTAAGTGCTTCTGCTTTTGCGAGCGCCCCAGCTTTAGGAGACGACCTTGAGGTTTCTTCCACAGCAGGAAAGCTCCAAACAGCTACTACTGGTACTGTTGTTGGAACTGTTCTCGCTATCGGAGAAGAAAGCGATGCAAGTGCTAACAAGAAATATCTCTGTAAGATAAGCTTCTAACCCAAGGAAATTTAATTATGAAAATTACTTTAGAAAGAACCCCCGAGCAAGTCGAGCTTATTAAAGCTATGGCTTCAAAGAATAGAGATGTTGCTTACGAAGCGCAAACTGCACTCGCCGAATTTATCGGCCCAGTTTTGGCAGAGGTAATAAATACTGCTCCCACTGTGAGCAATATGTTCTCTTCTCTTCAATTCAATTCCGAGGAAAGCCCAAGCATTCCTTTAGATCTTTATCACGATATTACTGATGAAGACTATATTCAGGTTTGGAGTCAATCCGTTCCTGGAGGACTTCCAACTAATCAAGTCGCTCCTTCGCAAAGCGAGCTTAAGTTCACAACTTATACTCTCGATAGCGCATTGAGTTTCGACAAGCGTTATGCTTCTCGCTCAAGACTTGATGTTGTTAGTAAAACATTCACACGCATGGCTCAAGAAATCCTTCTTAAACAAGAAAAGACTTCTGCAACCATGATAATGAGTGCCTTAGCTAATGCCTCAACAAACAGTGAGCAACATATTATCCGTTCCGCTCAAGCTGGACGTTTTTTACTCTCCGACCTTAACAAGTTATTCACCAAAGCTAAGCGTATCAATACAGCTTGGAATGGTGGAACTCCTGCTGAGCGTCGTGGTCGTGGAATTACAGATCTTCTTGTTTCTCCTGAAATCGTAGAAGAAATTCGCGGCTTAGCTTATAACCCAATTAATACAATTGGCGGAGCTGGTGGAGCACCAACTGCTGGAGACGGAATCGCTGGTACAGATACTATGCGTGACGCAGTTTTCAATAGCGCTGGAATTCCTGAGTTTTATGGCGTATCCATTCAAGAGTATAACGAAATGGGTGTAGGTCAAAAATGGAACACTGTTTTTGGAACAGCTGCTGGATCAACAACGTTTGCTGACAACTATTCGGTTCAAGCTAACGGCGGTACAGCTCAAGAAGTTCAAGGGACAGAGCAAGTTATTGTTGGTGTTGATTTATCTCGCGAGTCTATGATTCGTGCGATAGCTACCGATTCCGAGTCCGGCGATGAGTTTTCTCTTATCGCTGATGATCAATTCGTTACTCGTCAATCTAAGATTGGTTATTACGGTTCTCTTGAAGAGGGTCGCATGATCATTGATGATAGAGTTCTACTTGGTCTCCTCGTTTAATTTTAATTTAAAATTAACGTTTTATAAAAGTCCACCTCAGGTAACTGGGGTGGATTTTTTATTTTAATCATTTATAATAGGTATATCTATAAATTTATACAACAAAGCAATTATGGCAAGAAAAAAAACTACAACGAGTAAATCTTCATCTACAAAATCTAATGCAATTAAACCAAAAAAACTTGAAAACTTGCAACAAACAACCGGAAAGGTTTATGAAGACCAAGTGTCTAGAGCGAAAGAGCTAGAGGAAATCCTGGGTATACCAAAAATTAACCCATTCAAAACAAAAAACAAACAAGCTTTTCAGGAAATGCTTCAAGATATGAATCTTACAGATTTGCAGTCATTTGCGGTCAAGGTGGGAGTATTCCCATCTGGCAACAAAACTGTATTAAGAAACAAAATCAAAAAGGAGTTCAACTCCAGCTTGCATGGAAAGGGAAGTATACAGCTCATGGGGGAGCCTGTAAAATTAGATCCAAATAACCCAAGAGATAGAGAAGTAATAGATTACCTAAAGAATTAAGCATGACCACAAAACTTCAAGAGCTTGCTTCTAAGATATATGATGAAGAAATTGGATTTCAGAGTTCCATTTCTGACGCAAACGCATCATTTGTAACATCTTTGGCTCCAGGATTTGATCAATATAGGATTAATTTTCCAGAAGATTTTGACTCACCTCCGTCTGTAACTTTATCTTTGCAGAGCGACCTTGGGCAAATAATTCCATATACAATTTCGGGAATAAGCCCTTCCGATTATTACATTAATTTTGGAATGGCAATTCCAGATTCTAGCTACAGCGTGCATACCTCTGCCCAAGTGACAGGAGTATCTAACGATTCATCTAGGAACATAGAGGTTTCTTTAATAGCTAATTGGCTGGAAGGTCACATAGGGGAGCTGAATAATTTAATTTTCACATCATTCAGCGGTTATAATCCTGAAAATTTTAACCTTGAAGAGCAGTCTATATTAAGAGAGCTTTATTTAAGCGAATATAACAGGAAGTCTCATAGAAGAGTTTTGAGAGGGATTGACGGAAGTGATGGGAATCCAGATTTTCAGGTCATTAGAGAGGGAGATTCCATGATTCAACGCTCGAACAAGAATACTACCGCAAAAAGTTATCACGACGCTTACTTAGCTTCTCAAGACAGAGTTAAGGATTTAGTTTTCGCTTATAATTTATATTCTGCGAAACCTAGCCAAGTTTACGGCAAGGACGCCCCTTCATAATCTTAATGCAAGTTTTAATTCTATTATTTTTAGTGTATAAGTATCTATGAGTCAATTATCTGAAGGCGATTCCATGTCGGATTCGCGAAACATCAATAACAAGGTTAAGTCCGAACTATTTCACATTTGGAAAAAAGCCAGAATTATGTATGACATGGTTAAGGAAGATAGCAATATCGAGGACTGGGTAAAGAAGAATATAACTAAAGCTTACGAGCTTATTGATGAAGCTACAAGGTACGAAGAGTATCAAAAAATATTCCCAAACAGGAGCCAAGAACCTGAGGAGTCTGAGCAAGACAAAAATAATTTCTTATCAAACCAGGACAAACGCTACCCTTTGCCATCGTCCCAAGAGACTGGAGATCAGTTTGTTACTAGATGTATTCTTGATGCAAACATGAAAAAAAGATATCCAGTGCAATCCGACAGGTTTCATGCGTGCATGAAAGTATTTAATGAAAACAGCGGAGAGCCAAGAAGTAACCCTGGCGAGAAGTTTGACGACCCTATGCAAGTTAAGGACTCTGACATAGAGCCTGTTACGAAGCCTTTGCTTCCTTGATCGAATAATTGATCTCACATTTGCATAAGGAAAACTTAATTTCTTGATCGGCACAAATCCCTTTTGAGAGAATTAACTTGGATAACTCGTTTTCTATATGTCTTTGAATAAGCCTTTTAATTGGCCTTGCCCCCATCTTTTCGTTAAAAGCTTTTTCCGCTATAAAGCTATATACTTTGGGAGTTATTGATAGTTTGATTTTCTTTTCCTTTAGTTTTTTAGACAAATTTAGAATTTCGAGTTTTGATATTTTTATTAAATCCTCAATTTGAAAATCTTTAAATAATATAATTTCATTAAGCCTATTCAGGAATTCAGGGCGAAAGAAAGACTTTAATTCCTTTTTTAACCTTTCCTCTACAAGCGTATCGCTTTCCGCAGCAAAACCTATTGAGGGCTTTATAGCTTTCTCACTACCGATATTCCCAGTCAGTATGATTGTACAATTATTAAAGTTAACCTTTCTCCCCGAATTATCAGTGACGAAACCTTCTTCAAGAATTTGCAATAATATATTTATTACTTCTGGGTGAGCTTTTTCAATTTCATCGAACAAGACCACGCTATAAGGGTTCCTCCTTACCTTTTCTGTTAAATCTCCACCGTCTTCATATCCCACATAACCCGGAGAAGCCCCTATTAATCTGCTTGCCGATATTTTCTCAGAATACTCGCTCATGTCTATCTGTATTAATTTGCTCTTGCTTCCATATATAAATTCAGCGATACATTTTGCTGTATAAGTTTTGCCCGTGCCGCTTGCCCCAACTAATAAAAAGCTACCTATTGGCTTTCTTTCATCTTGTAGTCCTGATTTTGACCGAAGTATGCATTCTGATATCTTGTCTACAGCTGTGGACTGACCGACTATTTTACCGTTCAACTTATTAAACAGTCCGAGCATTTTCTCAGAGTCTTTCTTTGATACTTCTGATATTGGAACCCCTGTCCTTGAAGACATTACTTCATATATATCTTTCTTCGATACGGATATTTTATTCTCTGAAGTTTTCTTTGCCCAAGAAGTTATAACCTTGTCGTACTCTTCTAACAAATCTAATTGTCGATCCTCAACTTCTGAAGTACTAAAGCCTAATTTTTGAACCTTTGCTTCGTTCATTGCTAGTGTCTCTAATTCTTTTTCAATATCTTTCGCTAATTGAGGTCTTTGTATGTTTTTTATTTTAACTTTTGAGCCCGCTTGGTCTAGTATATCTATAGCTTTGTCTGGGAAATTTTTATCTAATATGTATTTGGCGCTCAACTCCGTAATTAAGTCTAGAACTTCTTCTGGGTAATATATGCTGTGGAATTCTTCATATTTTTCTTTAATCCCGTCCATTATTTTGCGAGTTTCTTCTTTCGTTGGCTCTATAACCCTTACTGATTGAAAGCGCCTATCCAGAGCTCCATCCTTGAGTATAGTTTTTTTATACTCATCTAGCGTTGTCGCACCTATGCACCTCAATTCTCCTCTAGCGAGTAAGGGTTTCATTATATTCGCTGCGTCCATGCTACCCTCAGCGCTTCCTGCCCCGACCAGAGTGTG